ATGGAACATATCCAGCTTCCGGTTCTCCAAAGCTATATAAACTCATAATTATCTAAGATTACTTAGGAAAGGCCCTTCTTCTGTAAATTGCCAATTGCCGGGGTCTGTAGATGTTTTATTATTAGGGGTAACTCCTGCAAAAGATGGTGTATTATTATTATTATTGGTTTGTTTACCACTATTATCCGCTATAGTTTTTAATATACGCGTCTGCTCTTCTAAAACTCTTCTATTAGCTACACTCTCATCAACTATTTTATTGTTAGATTTAATTACCTGCCCTTGGTCGCTATCAATTTTAACATCAACAGTCGGGGGCATAATTTTTGGCGGCTCAACATTGACATTAACTGCAGAAGTGTCGATATTTTCAAATCTGTATAAATTATCAATCGCTTCATTGGTAGAAGACTGTAATTGATTATTAGCTTTGCTTGCCGCGGCAGCAATTTGAGAGTTAATAGCCTTTACAGGCGATATCATATCTACTTGATCGCTAGCTTTCTTTGCTGCTGCAGCGATTTGAGAGTTAAGACCTGTTACAGGCGATATCATATCTACTTGATCACTAGCTTTCTTTGCTGCTGTATTAATTTGAGAGTTAAAAGCCTTTGTAGACGATATCATATCTACTTGGTCGCCAGCTTTCTTTGCTGCTGTATCAATTTGAGAGTTAAGACCTGTTACAGGCGATGCCGTATCTACATTAATACCATCTACAAAACCACTACCTGTATTTCCTAGAGTATCTACTAACTTATCGTTAATTTTTTTAACCTCTTGCTTTATAACTGCCTCATTATCGATATCTCCAGGTATAACCTCGCTACCATCACTTCCCTCTTTCTTTACTATACCTAACCATTCCAATGGCTTTCTAATAAACCATGGCAATTTATCTATTTTTGAATTAATAAAATTAAAAACACGCTCATTAAAGTTTAACTTTCTGCCGGTAACCTCATCCGTAGAGTTATTACCGCTAATTAAATCCATTAAAAATTCAAATCCAAGAAATAATGTATCTCCAAGACCTGGGACTATATTTACTATACCTTTTAATACCTCGAGCAGACCTCCCTTAATATCTCCGGAGAAAACTTTACCTATACCCATTCCTGCTTGAACTAGCCCTCCAATGCCTGGAATATATTTTATATATTTATTAAATGACTTTACTAGAAAATCTTTAGCTATTCCTAGTCCTTTACTAAATCCACCGCTCTGAGTGACTCTCTCCTCCTCTGTCATTTTTATGTCTCGACCTATTGTAAATAAATCAATAACTATAGAGGCTATCCAACCGAATCCAGGAATGAGATTAACAATTCCAGATACCAACTCAAGCGCTCCTCCAATAGTATCCCCGGCCTTAAATTTTTGAAAGGCAAAATAAAACGAAACCGCAGAACCAATAAACGGTAAGAATTTTGCGAATTTTAATAACTTGGCTCCAACAGTTTTAGCAATGCCCTTAAGCGTGGTAATGAATTTACCACCCTTAGTAATTTTATCTAACCCTTTTCCCGCTGCGCCTGATAAATTATCCGTAAACCCTGCCGCTTTAGTCTTTATCATTCCAGCTACCTTAGGTGGTAGATCGACAACATCATCGACTAATTTTGTCAGAGTCTTTGCTACATCATCCCCTATTGCTTTAGAGAATTTAATTAACTTATCTCCTATTTTAGCAATAGCATTCTGAGCTATTTTAAGTAAAACTTTACTAGATATATTTAAAATGTTTCCGAGGGGGTTAGCCCCAGAGAACAACGCCATTACAGCGACCGCAATACCTCCAGCTAAAGCTAATGCAGGTATAATTTTTGATAGAAATCCTTTAGCTTTCTCACCATCACCATCCTGTTGTATTTGCGCGCCTTTCGGAATTACTTTTTCCGGAATTTGCTTAAAACCGAAATCAGGTTTTTCATCCTTTTTGGTGAGGTTGTAGATTGTTTTTCCTATAACATCTCCTAGGAATGTAGATTTAGCTTTATCCTTAGAGGTAAGATTTTTACTTCCAGGCAATATTTTTGTATTGTCTTTGTTAAATCTTGTCTCACCAGCAGCTTCTGCTTTTTGGTCATTAAAGCTAGATACTATATCTTTAGGGACGCCAGCAGCTTCACCTAAACGTTTAGTTAGATCGGTTAGAGCCGCAATAAGCTTGGATACATCGTTCACATATATATTTATGCAACACTAAAGAAACTTGCATCAATTTCGATATCTCCGGAGCTCGTTTCTAGATATAGATTTTCAATATCTCTAATAGACTCGATATAATCGATAATTTTCTTATTAGTTGATATAGGCAAACTTTCCACAATCTTAACACAATCTAAAATTGACATCTTATAAAAATCTAGAACATCATCACCATTCTCTATTGAAGATATAAATTTTACAATTTCGTGTACATATAAGGTTGCGACAGCGTCGCCGATCTCTACCCCATTATCCTTTGCGTTTTTAGTAAACTTATCACTTACTACAGAATCTCTTTTAAGAGAAGGTATCTTTAAATTGATAGTAATATCCTGTAAACTACATGTAGTTGTTTCATCATACGTTTTACCTTTAAATGTATCATTACATATAGCTATATGCTCTTTGATAGATACTTTATCACTACCAACATCAATCTCATCACCAACAGAATGCATCCTCGCAGCTAAAATTACTGGATATCTGTCTATTATGGAGAACTCTTGATCTGATTCTACACACAGCTCGTTAACAATATTATTAATAACTTGGCTCAATGTAGCGCCACTAATAACTCCATCTCCAGCCGTTTTTATAATATTCTTCTGCTGCTTGATAGTTAAAGGTTTAAATTTTAACTTCTTACTTAAGCTTGGAATGAATATGGGGATAAGATTATCATTATTATAATCTTTTAGTTTTTGAATCAGGTCATTTGAATTGCTCATCGAAGGTTAATTAAAAGTTATTTATACCCTGTCCTCCAGAATTCAAATCTGTTTGTTGTCTTTTTTGAAATGCTTGATGTATTCTCACATAATCTTCAAAATCAAATGGTGTTATCTCGTTATAGTGATCTATACTACCATTTAGTTGAGATATAAACATATAAATATTTTCCGATATTGAATAATAGCTAACATTAAATAAAGATTTAATTAAAAAATAAATTGAATTGTCAACTAAAGATACATTATATTCTTCTATATTAGATTTTGTTACTGGCATTACATTAGTTTTAGGCCAAGACGCAATTCCCTCTAAGAAGTGTTGACAATCATTTAGTATTGGGTGTGTTATAGAGTCTAAAAATTTGTCTTTATCCTCTTCCGTAAATTCTGAGAAAAAATAAACATCTTCCTCACACAGTACCCTGTCGATGCACCCTACTATAAGATCTGCTGTATTACTATAATATAATTTTTTAGGAGATGCAAGAGTGATTTCTATGTTATCTATTTTTATTTTTTTCTCTATACCATCCTCTATATTAAGAATGTTGTCAATTATCTGTTGAACATATATTTGAGTCGATCCCTCACCAGTATTAATAGTAATCTTATCATTAACAGAATCTTTATATGCGCTCAATACTATTATGGCCTTATCAATACGACTGAGGGTTGATATTCTTTTATTATCAATTACTATCGCTTCTATTAATGTTTCTAGAGATTCTGATATACTAAATTCGTCTCCTTGATTTACTGTCTTAGAAACTATATTAAATTGCTTATTAGTAATATCCCCTATAGCGATTTTATCACTACTACTGGGTATATCAATATATTTTTTATAAACCAAATTCTTCAAAATATTATAATATTATGTTGATGATTTTCCTAGCCTAGAGAGTCTATCCCGATTCTCGGAGTATTTCATCAACGTTATTCAAGATATCATTGACCGGTCGGAAATCTGCTCTCCTGGAGTAGTTCATCAACGTTATTCAGGACCTGCTGAGCTGGGGAGGGTTCCCCGAGCACACTATCAGGGTTCCGGGCTTCAGCTTCCTCCCAGTCGAATTCCTCAACAGCGCGATCGCGCGCCGCGCGGTCGGGAGACTCGACCGGTTTAATGGTTTTATAATCTTCAACACCGTACGTGTCAAACACCCACGTTGTTTTAAAGTTTACAATATCCTCTTTAGAGTAATCATAATCTGGAGCGTCTACTCCAACCGGCGTACATCCGTAATAATTAAACGTCTTAAATCTAATTCTTTTATTTTTCTTATCAATATTTCTAGTAAAATGATATACATTAATATTTGCTTTTATTTCATTTTCACCATCAGCAATTCTACCTAAGTATGCTGCAGCTATTACCCATGGTCTTATTAGAAAGTCTGCAAATGAGACGTTTGTATCTCTAAATCCGATCTTTAATGACCTATTATGATACCCACTTCTACCCCTACTTATAAGACCGGGTATAAGGCCTCCGTTATTCTCAAAAGAGGCAGAATCTGGAGAAAACGATTCAGATATTTCACTGACTGATTCTACAAAAAAGCAATGTACATTGTTTTCTGTAGATACTTTATCTTTTGTTAGAATATTTACGCTATCTGTAAAATTCCAATTTTTATCATCCCCTCCAACACTTTCTAGATCCTTTACCTTTTGTATAGTGTCTTTTATACCATCATTAATATCTATAGATACAGCCCATTGGGTCGAGAATGGAATATTATAACTCCACTCTTTTAAAAGATCAACGAAGTGTGGTACGGGGTCCGCCATAATATTATTTATAGCAGATAGCTATGTAAGGCATATATTAAATACCACGTGCAATGCCAGCGCCCGGCTCTTCTCTAAAGTAGTGATATGCGAATTGAGCGGTAAAGCTAACTACATCGCCGGTACCCGACGAAATTGCGCCTGACATTTCTCCGCAATCTCTTATTGATGCGCCAACTAAAGTATATGTTCGAATAGGAGATAAATCCTTTCGAAGCTGGTGAAGAGTGATAACAGATCCAGGCCCTGCTATATTATAATCACCAGTTGAAGTACTATCGTCAAAGACTTCACGCGTTTCGGCTAGTAATCTCCGGTGTAGTTCAGCTTCTGCATCACAATAAAACTCAATATTATATCCACCAGACTCTCCATATGTAGCTCGTCCTGGGACGTTAAAATCTAATCCCATATACGGCACAGGCTTATTATCGATTTTGCGTGTTGGCAATTTAGCAGTCTTCGCGTAAATTAATTCATCGGAACCGAAGCTAAACGCACCCTCTCGGAGTGTAATCTCTGTTACTCTAAATAGGAAATCTCTTGCGAACTCTCTTTGAGCAGCTGCGGTAAAGAATTTTTGAATAGTTTGATCGCTCATAATTATATTTATGGCTTTAATACAATTTTATTTAAAAAACGCATTTTTTAGCTTGAAAAAAATAAATAGCTGTATATGGATGAATTAATTGAAAAACTTAAAGATCTAGCGCTTGAATGGGAGCAGTATGAGTGCAGTGATAAAGAAACTAACGAGTGGTGCGATGGAGCTGAAACAGCAACATATAAATGCGCTGAGAAACTTTTTGATATTATAGAAGAAATAAGTTGAATTCGTAGTTAGTTATAGTAAATTATATATGTGGGCAGGAGTAAACCTGACTCGCTATAAACTAACTAACTATGAAACTAATAAAACAAACAAACCCATTAGAATATATTGAGAGATCGCTAAATGACTTTCTTAATCTAACGCCAGTCTTTCACTCCCTTGAAGAGGTTTATAAAACTGGAGATCAAGTCAGATTCAATCAGTCTGAAAGCCATATGATAATTCAGGTAGATTTACCTGGAGTACTTCCAGAGAATCTGGATCTAACAACAGATACTCAACAACGAGATGTATACATCAAAGCTTCGCGAGAGGTTATCAGCCATGACGGAGTGCGGGAACAGACCTATAACCGATCCTTCTCTATCGGTAGAGAGTTTGATATCGATAAAATTAAATTCAAATATAACAACGGTGTCTTAGAAGTTACCGTGCCGCGCCGTAGTAGAGAAGAGCATATTCGCAAACATACGTTATAATCAATTAACCCTAAAGAGCGGCTCGTACGAGCCGCTCTTTTTTTATGGCAAATATATTAGTAACTGGTGGCGCGGGATTTATCGGTACTTCTCTCGTCTATAGGCTCCTTACCGAAACAGATAATAACATTGTTATTATTGATAAATTAACTTATGCCAGTAACAGTGACGAGATCTTAGAACTGTCTCAAAATAATCCGCGTGTGGATCTGATAGAAGCGTGTATCTCTGATGCGGACGCTTTACGATATATATACTCAGAATATAAGCCAGTAGGAATATATCACCTCGCAGCTGAGTCTCATGTCGATAACTCTATTAAGTCATCTAGAAAATTTATCGAGACTAATATTATAGGTACTTACGAACTTCTCGAGACGACGCGTGAGCTAGCACCTAATATAAGATTTTTACATATCAGTACTGATGAAGTATATGGAGATCTAGCGTTAGAAGATGCAGCATTTACTGAGGAAACCTCATATGATCCATCATCTCCATATTCTGCATCTAAGGCATCATCTGATCATTTAGTTAGAGCATGGCACAGAACGTACGGTCTAAATACTATAGTAACAAACTGTTCGAATAATTACGGCCCGCGACAACATAAGGAGAAGTTAATACCATGCATTATTAATCGCGCGCTCGAGGGTAAAGAATTGCCGATATATGGCGACGGTAAGCAGATTCGCGATTGGCTGTATGTGGGCGATCACTGCGATGCTTTGATTAGCGCGTTTAAAAACGGTAAAGCTGGTGCAACATATAATATTGGCGGTAATAATGAAATTCAAAATATCGACATTGTTAAATGCATCCTGAATATCATTGAGCAAGAGACTGGTAAGAAAGATTTAGATAAATTGATTACGTATGTTAAGGACCGGCCGGGTCACGACAGACGGTATGCTATCGATAGTTCGAAGATAAAAAAAGATATAGGGTGGGAGCCTTCCTATACGTTCTCGCAAGGTATTAATAAAACTGTCAAGTGGTTTTTGAACAGATAATTTTTATAATAAAAAAATATTATTTAAAACTATTTTTACTAAAGGGAACTCTATTATAATATTAATATGGAATGTATTCATTGTTTTAAGCCGGTAACGCCTGCCCGTATTGAGGCGGGATATAAATATTGTATGGCATGCGCTGAGCATGTACCTAAGGTAAAGGGAGTTATGTGCTTCGGTCATAAGACTGCTGGAGAGATGCAAGTAGTAACTCCTGAGCAGTTTGCTGATCATAGAAAGTATAATCCTTATGGTCGTAATACTGGGAGAGGGTCTGGATTGCATCGTGTAATGCAGCGATCAGATAAGTAAAAGACTAAAATGTGATTGATTTATTAATTTTATATGTTAAATAACAAAAAGGGGATGTAATGGTATCGACGTTAGACGGATCAAGTACAGCCTGCATACCGAGAATGATCTAACTCGTTAAAGTGATCAAAAAATAACTGCTGACGAAGAGTACAGAGACCTTCTCGCAGAAGCAGAGCAAATCTTCAACAATGCTGATGCATATGTTCCAGAAGAAGCTCTTCTTGCTGCCTGAAAAAACAAATGTGGATTCTCATTAAAACATTTGGGTAACGTAATGAGTATGAATGACAATAGGAAACCTGTAATAAAATAGACTATTAGAGATTGTAAGCTATACTTGCATTAGGTTAGTTGATAAACTATGAGAGCCTTAAATCTCAATATTATCTAAGTATGTAGACGGTTGTATTGCTGTTGTAGCGGACACGGGTTCGACTCCCGTCATCTCCACCATTTTTATAATATGACTAGAAATTTTATTTTTATATTCCCACTATTATTTCTTATAAGTTGCGCTCAAACTGAAAAGGTAAAGACTACCCTTTACCAAGGCGGGATTGTTTCTCATTATTCGATTAGAACTAACTCTCCGAGAAATTCTACTATTACAGCATCAGGAATTCCTCTAGATGATTCTAAAAGAACAGCAGCACATAAAACTTTACCGTTTGGTACTGTGTTAAAAGTTGTTAGATCAGATAATAGAAGCTTGCAAACTACTGTGTCTATAACTGATAGAGGTCCTTATACTAAAAGTCGTGTATTGGATGTATCGCAAGCTGCAGCGAGAGATTTACAGATGGTAAGCGCTGGTATTATTAAATGTGATATCTATATTATCGAAACATCTTAATATTAGCAGCGAACAATAAAAAAGGGGGAAGTCAACGACTTCCCCCTTTTTGTTTATATGAATAATTAACCGATAAACTCTTCAAAATCCGCGCCAGTATTAGTAGCGTAAAAATTGACTAATATAAATTCAGCAGCTCTAACTGGCTTAATATATATGTCAATTATGAGCTCATTTTGATCTATAACATCAGGGGTATTATTACGATCATCACAGACGATAACATAATCATATACACCTTGATTATTTTTAGCTCTTTCGAATAGAGGTCTAAGATCACTTACAACTCTTGTTCTAGTAAATAATGTGTTTGGCTCAAACACATAATACCTAGCAGTTGCTTTTGTTACCTTCTCAAGATATAAGAACAATCTTCGAACATTTATTCTATCAAACGCTCCAGGATTCTTTTGTAGAGTCTTTTGACCAAACACTGTAATACCTTCTCTGAAAGCAGTAATCGGATTAAATGAGAACTTATACAAGTCATCGCGTTGCTTTTGGTTTGGTTCAATAGCAATATCGTTTACAGAAAATACACGACCTCTGGTGAAACCAGCTGGTGCCCACCATGGATCATTTGTTGTATCTGTTCTTGTCATTATTGAAGCAGCAATTCCAGAGAATGGTGCCCAAAAATCTGAGCCACCAAATTTATCATTGACTCTGGCCCAGTTTGCGTAAGTTGTAGCAAAAGAACTGTTAGCCAAGCTAAACTGATGTCTTAAAGCACTAAAAACATGTTGTGACCAGTTTTTATTAGGGTCGTCAAGAGTTTTAGTATTGTTGCCATTAACAAATACTGGTCTTAGCGGATCTGCTATGAATAGGTGATCTTTTCTTTCGAGTTCAGCAAATACCTGGAACTTAGAAAATATTGTATTGTAATTACCTCTTAAGTCCTTGGTTGTATCTCCTGGCGAGCTATAATCGCCTGTTGTTTGTAGCGCGTTGAGGCCTGTTGTTAAGCCGGCCCCAGTTTGAGTATCATCAAAATATTCAGTACCGAGAGCCTCTGTCATAGCATATATGGTGCCAAGACCTGCTTCTACAGAAACATCAATATTATAAATCTCGTCATTTCTTACAAGATCTAATACCCTATCGAGTTTTTGAGGTATACTACCTACACTTTTATCTGTGAATGTCTCATGAGAGTAAGCACCTATCGGGAATAGTTCATCTGCATAATTAAAATTACTATCAGCAACTAGTTCATCTATAGCGTCGCTAGTAAGCCCATTAGCAGCGCTAGCGCCAGCCGCTGTAGTCTCATTTAAAGTTCTAGAAAATACTCTAATATTCTTTGTCGGATTCCCGTCAGTGTCAAGCCATGTAGATGACTTTCTATTAGAGATGTAATCATTGACAAGAAGTGTAACGTTTCGTGAGTTTGTATTAAGTCGTTGCTCGATGAAGAACGGTCTCGCTGGACCTCCATTTAAATCACCTATTTGTCTAAAATAGTCTAATGACCCGGCAACTGCATCCTCAAGAACATAATCAAGTTTAATAGTGTCAGGGTTAAATATAGATTGTCTCAATTTGAAAACACCTACATTAAGAACATCATCATATGCTCTGGTAGATATATCAAATCCAGCCATGCCTTCCATTACTTCAGAAACTGTATTCTGGGAAGTGTTTGATCCAGATAAAGCGAAGTTAATTCTATTACTCGGCATAGCAGCGAACGCGTCTGTACCTGTTGATGCAGCCGATGCTGTAACTGTACTAACTGCTCTAATAGAGTCGAAGCTAGTGGCAGGGTTGAAATTAATATTATCAGCAAGGCCAATATAATAACCTTCAAACTTCGTATTAATTGTTGTGATACCCTTATTTAAGATAACAACACCAGCGTTACCAAAATCAGAAACTCCTGTAATTTCATTACTAGCGGACGCTGTTGTGTTCCATGTAAATCCGCTACCATCAACACATGATAGATATTCAGATTTAGTAAGGTTGAAGTATTTAGGAGAGCCGAGAACATAGGTTCCAGATGTAACATCCATGTTTGTTCCTACAGAAGATAAAGCATCAGTTGCTGCATCTGCAGTAATAACCTTTGTTGGATATACTAAAGCACCATAATAAGACCCAAAACCTTCTCCACTATCAGGGCCATAGGGCAGTCTGGAAACATAAACATTACTACCAGCTCGGATCATTGGCTGGACACTATAGTAGAGGTATCTTTCAGCGGCTGTTTTAGGCACACCATAGATTGCTTCAAATTCTCTCAAGCTTGAAGGCTTTATAACTTCGTCGGTTGGCCCTTTATCTGCAAAACCTGTTACAAATACATCTGTTCCTGCAAAAGTTGCAAGCCTACTTGTCAAATCAAATTCGCGCACCTCGACGCCGGGGCTTTGTATTGTTCTCATATTGTTATTTATACTAAATCAACATACTTTTTTGAAAATTGGGTATTTATAATAAACTTTTATTTTTTACACCAGTTCGCACTGTAATTGCGAGAATTGAAATGTAAAATCGCATTTCACTTGAGATGTTTGTTGTTCATTAAACTCAACACTGCCTAAATTAGTAGGGAATGCATAGGTATATACCCACTTTACAGTAGGCTTATCATATTCGTCCAAGCTATAAACAACCATTTCAGTAGAATATTCCGGCAAAGATGCAGAAGAATCTAAGATACCTTGATCATCAACAATCGCTCCAAATTGACCATCCTCGTCAGATCTCATTAAATCAAGCCATTTATATATAACCCAGTAGTTGCTCCACAAATTATCAACATGAAAGTTAACTGTTACAGGGTCCCAGCTTGGTCTAGCATGGGTTGATACTGGCATATTAGCGCCCATATACTTCAAATCAATAGCTGGAACATTTATGCGAGGAACCACTGCGCCCCATACTGAGAACTGCAATGTATCTAACTGTATTGATTTATTGTTTCTAATTGACTTAGAATTAATTTTCTTAAGAGCTGGTGGGATATTAATAACCAATAAGAATTTATCGACAACACTCTTATTGAGAGGTGAAGGCATATAATCAAGAGAGTTTGGGTCTATGGACATATCGATATTATTTAATAAATAACAGGTGTAATGTCAGATAAAGACCAGTTTTATATGAATAACCCCAATCTACCTAAGAGAGGGGCAAAATTTGAATATACACCAGAGCAAATTAAAGACTTAAAAAAGTCTGAAAAGAATATTGTTCATTTCGCTCAAAACTTCTTCTATATTATTGCTCCAGGTGAAGGTAGATCTAAAATTAAACTTCATAAATGTCAAAAAAGAATATTAGAAACATTTAAAAAGAATAGATTTAATATTACACTAGCGAGTCGACAAATTGGTAAAACGACTCTTATGACTATCTATGCTCTCTGGACGGCATGCTTCCTGAAGGATCAAAGAATACTTATTGTAGCTAACAAAGAGGCTACTGCTATAGAGATCTTTCGAAGAATACGTCTAGCGTATGAGGATTTACCTAACTGGCTCAAACCACCGGTAAAGGAATATGGTAAAACATCAGCTGAATTTGAAAACGGGTCTCGAATAGGTATTACTACTACTACTAGCTCGGCTGGTCGTGGTAGCTCTTGTGATTTGTTGATTCTTGATGAGCTAGCTCACGTTGATGCTCACTTAATGAAAGAGTTTTGGGCAGCTGTATATCCTATTATTTCTGCGTCAAAGAAATCCAAAATTCTAATTGCATCAACTCCTAACGGTACTGATAATTTATTTTATAGTCTATGGGTTGGTGCAGAAAGAGGTGAGAATGGATGGGCGCCATCTAAAGTTCATTGGAGTGAGATACCTGGACGAGATGAAGAATGGGCTAAAACTACCAGAGAATCTCTAGAGAGTGAAGATTTATGGCAACAAGAGTTTGAATTGCAATTTCATGCAGCAGGGCAATCTGCTATCGATTATGAGCAATTTGCGCGCTTTAAACTCAGATTATGCGATCCTGAATATACTTTAGATGATGGAGCATATAGGATATACCAATCGCCTTCTGAGGATAGGGTTTATGTTGCAGGTATTGATGTAGCTGAAGGTGTGGGTCAGGACTCGTCTATTATTGAAATATTTGATATTACTGATTTAAAAAACATCGAACAGGTTGCTGAATATGCAAGTAATGAAATATCGCCATACAACTTTTGTAGTAAAGTAAAAGATGTTTTATCCAATTGGGGTAATCCACTAGCATTAATAGAAAGAAACAATCAAGGGGCACAAATAATTGATAGACTATATAATGATGAAAATTATTCTAATATTGTTTCATATGGAGCAAGCAAAGCTAACAGGAGAAAGGCTCAATTAGGAATGATATCTCACACCAATACAAAGTATGCCGCTATTACGAATATACGGTATTGGATGAATGATTTAGATTCTATTCGTCTACACTCTAAAGAGGCTCTCGGCGAATTTAAGCATTTTATAAGAAAGCCGAATAAGAGTTGGGCTGCAGAACCCGGGTTTCACGATGACAGAGTTATGGCTATAGCATGGGCCATGATGATATTGCATAATGATATAGTGGAGACCTATTTTGAAGTAAAAGAAAGAGATTCAAATGGTAAGCCATTAGTAATATCTCCACACGATTTCGGTCTTCAATATTTCTCTAACCCTACCTCGATATATACATTGGCAGATAAAGAAAGCGAGCATATTGGTATGCCCGCCGTCTTTAATGATTCTATAGAGGAACTAGATATATCTGATCTAGAATCTCAAGGATGGTCAATGTTAACTTAAACCATTCCCTGTCTTACTAATCTTCGAAGCTCTGGGTAGCTATGATCTGTAGACGCAGCAGTTAAGTTTTGTGAACTAGTTTCACCGAAAGCGGTAGTAGCAGTAAAAAGACTAATACTGTTATTTTCTAGAATTATTCCAAGTTCTTCACCATCATAAGCTTCATCAACAGCAAATTTTATACCATTTGTTGCGCTTAAAGTAACGGTAGATCCTGCAAGACTTCCTGCAGCTATTGCATTAAATGCGATCCCTTTAATATTATAACTGCCAATAGTTCCAGCACTAATAAAATCAACATGGGTACTGAGCTCGGTAAGTAAGAGCTCTGGATCAGAGAGAGTTAAATTTAAAGAGTTGTTTGTAAATGTCATAACATTATTTATTCTATTATGTGGTTATTTTTCGAAAATTATATAAATATATCTATGGATAAAAAAGACATTGCGCAATTATATTCTGAGCTTAATAAAAATTTCCTAAATGAGAATCGCCACGGGCCTGGGGCGAAAGATCTCCCTACAGAGAAAAAAGGAAAAATCAAAGCGTCTTCGAAGGGTGAAAGTATTCTAGGTAAGGCAGAAAGTAGCCCAGATCAGGCTGATGGATTTGTTCCCCCGGAGGAAGCGGATGATAGATACAATGCTAAAGCGAAACCGAGCCCGTTAAAGGAATCTCCTAATATTTCTACAACAAAAACAGAGAAAAAAGAGCCGAATAGCATAAATAGATTTATGAGCACGCAAAGTTTATTTGACAAGTTGTATGAAGAAGTAATGGATGATGAGGATGTCCTCGGAATTGAAGCTGGCCCCGATCAAGATGATGATTTTGATGAGTTTGAAGCTGGCGGAGATGAAGATGAAGTAACACTCAAGCTTCCAAGAGACTTAGCAGAACAACTTCGAGACATGCTAGCAGAATGTTGTGGCGAAGACGAAGATGAAGACGAAGACGACAATCCCTTCGGTGAAGGTGTTGACTTCGAAACTGTTGCCGATGCTCCTCAGGATTCGGATATGAGTCGTCAAGTAGTTGCTCATAAAGAGTTGGTAAGTTCCGGCGATGGAGATGCTTCTTATACCGACGACGTTGGTGAAGATGGTGATTTAGGACACGCTCTTGTCAATCCTAAGAAAGGACACGACGGCAAGAAAGACCTTAAAAACCAAAAAGTTAAAGCAACTCGCGGATCAACTCCTAACAGCCAAGCTTTTGGCAAATAAAGTTTAACCTCTACCTTAAAAACCCTCAAGCTCACCGAGCCTGAGGGTTTTTTTATGGTTTTGCATAAATACTATTGTGATAACGTTTTTAGAATATTGTGGAGCCAAGCTTAGTAACAACCAAAGAAAAATGGCATCTAAATCTAGTCCTTTTCGTACGAACGGTGACTTTAGATCTGATGGAGGTGGCATAACAAGAATAACTTCAATACCGAAAAGCCGGCGGCATGATGGATCGCTACATCCTAAGGTAGAAAAGATGCGAGAAGGTTCCTCAACGATAGAGATATTAACCCCAGCTGATGTTAGTAACATATGTCAGATGTACGGCGTTTCTGATTTAGATGAATCACATCCTAAGCAGCTATCTAATACAGGTATCGTTATTATGTTTAACCCTCAAACTAAAGGCTATTGCTTAAAGAAAAATGTCTAATTGTGATAATTACTACCAGCTCCCTAGTGAGACTGACTCTTGCTTCTATGAAGGAGCAAATAATAACAATGATGATTGTAAGGAGAGGTTTACTAATAAAAGCTGCAACGCAAATGATATTGGAACGACGTCTGAAATAATTAAAGACGCCATTGAACGAACTGGTATTGAAGTAAAGTATTATGTTAATACTACAACAATGTCTGGTGCTGACCCTATTTACGGCGAGCAACCTCAATCAATATACCATACACCTAAGACCATGACCATGTATGTAGAGCTGGAGGAGGACGCTATACAGTTTACTAAATTTGGTATAAGAGCGGATGATACAATTACTGCATATGTACATATAAGTTCTTATGCTGCAGCGTTCGATGGGGATGATATTTATAATGATAATAGTTGGTATGTAGAGCCTAAAGCAGATGACGTATTTGAGTTATCAGAGTACGGTTCTACACGGCCCGGCGATAGATCTGGGAAGCTGTTTATAGTAACAGAAAGAATGGATTCCGATATAGCTGCAATGAATGCGCTAGGGAGTCATTATGTTTGGAGAATAAGAGGTAAAAGACTAGAGTGGTCATTCGAGCCAGGATTGTCTGGAGAAGGAGGTAATAATCAAATCATAGATAATAATTTTCAAGGTAGACTCTCAGGTGGGGATAATCCCGAAACTGATGAAAAGTCATATGAAGGAGATATCGATACATACAGCAAGGATAGTGTGTTCGATATGGATAATATCGATAGTTCACCATACGGGGATTATGGTTAAAATAAATAGTTGATATATACAAATTTGCATATATTATTATAATATGCCTATATCCTTTGATGAAAAAACTCATACGTATACTAATGTTGAGACTGGGGAGCAGTTAATTTCTGCTACAACTATACTAGGAAAGTATAAACCTGAATTTGATAAGATGTCGAATGCGCGTAGAGTCGCAAACAGAGAGGGGTTAGATGTTGCTTTTATTCTCGATATGTGGAAAAAGGATAAGAATAAAGCATGTGAATATGGTACTCATATTCATAAAGTTATGGAGGACTATCTTACAGAAGGTAAACAAGACGAGGAATATAAAACATTATATGAATCATATAATAAATATGAAAAAGTGTTTGATGGTTTTAGAGAAAGGCATTGTGAAAAGCAATTATTTAATCTAGATTATAACATTGCGGGTACTGCTGATTTGATATATGAAAATAAAGATAGTTTCTTTATAGGTGATTTTAAAACAAATAAACAATTTAGGTTTTATAGCTCTTATAATGAATATTATAACTCCCCTATATCTCATTTATCTGTTTGCGAATTTAATACATATGGTCTTCAACTATCTTTATATGCTCACTTATATGAGATATCTTCAGGTAAAAAATGTAGAGGTCTAGTCATTTTTTATAAAAGTAAAAGCGATGAATGGTACCCTATAAGATGCAATTACATGAAATGCGAAATAGAAAATTTAATTAAACATTATAAAAATACATAAAAAATGTTGAAAAACAACAAGGGAACTTTATTATAATTTGAATACAGATATGAAAACCATATATAATAAAAAATGAACGATATTGAAACTGAATTGAATCAAATTTTTGAAAAATCTGACATAAACAGTTTTTGGGAACTAATTGATAGTCTCGAATTAAATGATGGCGCAGGTGTAAAAGATAAACTCTTAAAAGAGCTTTCCCCGTCTCAATCATCATGCTATAAAAAAATTCTAGATTATATTTGCGATAGTATTGCGGAGAATATTAGTAGAGAAACTAGTTTCAAAAATACATTCGATTTAAAAGCGATTGTAAGTAATATCATTGGAGAATCTTCTTACCAGGGATTTACATCTATTATTAATAGCTATAGCAAGGTTACCGATAGATTGCAGAGAGATGGCATACCTAATGTAGATTCAATCTTTTTGTTTATGTTCCCAGACGATGATGATTACTGGAATATTTAAAAAAATTCAAGCTAGGCGCAATACTCGAGCATTAGAAAAAAGAAACAGTCTATTGATATGGGCTAGCTTAGATCACTTTAAGCACAACACTCATCGCAGCCGACAAAGCAGAGAAGAATACTACTATGTATCAAGAGCTGATATACGATCTAAAAATTTTAATATATAACTATATTAAAGATAATTTAAATACGGAACATCAAATTGCTGTTTGCGAAGAGCTTACTCGTCCGGACGAAGAAATAACATTAGCCGACATTAGTAATCTGTTACTTTCAATAGAAAAAATATACAATAGTACCCCTAATAATATTATAAAATTTAATGAAACTTAAAGTACACGATTTTAATAATCTAACACTTAAAGAGCTTCTTTCAATTGAGGGTATTGGAAGAAAAACTGCGAATAGAATTATTGAGAGGCGATCAAAGTATGCTTTTAATACGATAAAAGATTTACTTTCCGTTAATGGTCTAGGCAAAACGACATTAGCTAGAGTTGGTATAAAATCCCCGCCTAGGGGTCAACCTAAAGAGGATCAAACTGAAGAGCTAATGCAGTTCGTTAGTAACTATAAGCTGCGAGAAAACTCAATTAAATTTAGTGAATGGCCTAACAACAAAAAAGTAAAATTTTGGGAAGATTGTACAGATAATACTTGCCAAAGATCTGATTTATTAAGATCAAATACCATGTGCAATACATGTTCATATGTATTAATTTGCAAATGCGATTTAAGGAAATTTGTAAGCGATAATGGGAAGAAAAGAACAACTCCCACTAAAAAATTACTAAAGGAGATTGTTAGCAACATTGATAACTATAAACATTATCAGCAGGATAATGGGTCCGTAGATCTATCGATGTGCAATTTACCAGAGGAATTAATAGATGATTGATATTATGTATCTACAGTACGACTCTATAGAGAATTCATATATCTACAAAGGTAAAAAGTATAAAAAAATGAAAACCGTTGTAGATATATTGCATGCTGATGGACTATCTCAGGATGAAGCTATTAAACAAATTCAACTTGTAAAAAAGCGTTCAGGTTAATAATAATCCAAAAGAGGTTGATTAAAAAAGGAACAATCTTATAATAAAGAGGAAGAAAGAAACCTTCATTATAACAATATAAAACAAGAACAACAAAACTAAAAAAAAGCAATGGGATTTCTAAATCAAATCAAAGGACTATCTGAGGTGCCTCAATTTAATGTTTATAAAGAGCCACTTTTCGATTCACGGGGAAGTCAAATTCCTAACTTGTTCTCTCTGCAGAGGGAGGATACTAACGAGCATCTCGGCACATGTAGCGAATCATATCGACCGATTCAAATGGACGAGATGATTGATACTATTAAAACCGCATGCAAGAGGGTTAACGAGAGTATTGAGCACGTAGGATGGACTGAGAGTCGAGGCGGAAAGCGCATGCTTATCCAGTCAAAAATTGGTAGCATTGGATTTGACGATCAGGATGCAGTCGAAGGATATTTTTATACTTTGATTGATAATAGCGGTAAGTGTGCAAATAAGATTATTCCGTCTACTACTCGAATCTCTTGCACCAATGCATTTCATCTCATTAATAAAGAGAATAAAGAATCAGAAAGTTACACGCCATCGCTTCGACATAACTGGACATTTGGCGAGAGGGTAGAAGCTTTTTCGCAGAATATTAGCTCCAATATTGTTGCAGCAAGAAAATTTTCTAATACAGCTCGTAAGTTGCGTACACAAAAATTTACTAAGGACGAAATGGTAAAGATGGTTGAAACTCTCCTACCGGTAGAGAAAGATGAATCTACTCGACGTATCAATAAGAGAGAAAAAATCGCTCTTAAATTTGGTGAGGGTGGTATTGCTAATCTTGGCCAAACACGCTGGGATGCATTTAATGCAATTACTGAGTATGAAACCCATCAGAAGTTTACACCGGAGAAGTTTATTCGTAATTTGACTGGTAAAACTCTTTCGACGAAAGCCTTGGAGTATTTGCAGGAGGTCTAAAGTATATGATTAAGTTCATTAGAAAAAAAACCTGCAAACTGACTAAATAAATCATATGAACAAGGGAGAAACGGATTTAATTTGGAACATCTATACTGAGAATTTTTATAGCGACGGTAGACCAGATGGTATATTTGAGCGTCTTCAAGAAATTTTAGACGCGCACCCGGAAATTGCAGATAAGTTATCGCCTATACTGGAGGACTTTTACAGTGAAATAAAAAAGCTTAACCAGCTAGGAGCTGAATATGAAGATGATCTAGATCCTGACTTTGAATCTCGCATGGGATTTATTCTCAATGCGCTTACAACAGCACCAGATATTTAAAGGAGTAAATATTTAGCAAGCGATCGACAATCCCTGTTGCTGATGGTTTGAATCCATCCGCTAGCGTTTAAAATTTACCCTCCCATAAGGATAAAACAAATAAGGATTGGGAAACTCAGTCGAGGGACGCCAACTGAGCGCGGTAAGGGTGAAGGCTACAACGCCCTCTTACTCAGAGACAAAAAGCCGCATTTTATTTATAACACTTAAATCATTACTGATCGTAATCACCATATGGGGTAAAGCTAGGGGTATTATCGCTGGCGAGAATATCAAGCTCTTCTTTAGAGGCGTAGGTAGCTTTTTCGTGGCGATTATAATATGTATTTTCTAGCCATATATCTCCAAAGTAAGCAAGGCCTCTTTTTGTAGATAGCTTTTTGACAACGTCGTTGTAGGGCATGCCCTTTACTTTAGTGAGATAATCAACTACGTTTACGAACTCTACCTCTATTTGAGGCTTTGGAGTATATCCCTCATTAACTAATGAAAGGAACCAGCTCTTAGAAACTTTTGTGCCTGGGCAACTCTTTGATGTGCGAGGATCGTCTCTATGAAATTTAATTGTTGATTCGCTAGGAGTGATTCCGAGCCAGTTAGCTAGCTCTTCTGTACATGCAGCAGCAGTTTTCCAACACTCTAACCCTCTACCGCTTTTAGGATCTTCAACATCATAATTGCCTAAGACCTCTATGCCGATAGAGTTAGAGTTAAACGATTTTGCATGAATACCTGTAGATGTAAGAGGGGTCATACCAAATATTTGATCTTCATCCGTGAAAAGATGCGGCCCTCGCGACCATCCTAATTTACCGCTATAGTAATTTTTTATATTCACTATGTGTTGAGCTGTAAACCCTTTAGGTCTTTGAGCTAGAGACGGCGCTGCAGTATGATGAATAGTAATGTATTTACACCAAGCAGGTCTTTTAATCTTACTTAAATATTCTCCGAATGTTTCCGGTACCCAAACCTTTCCAACGTTAGCATATGACATAAAAATATTTATGTACTAAATTTAAAAAAAGGAACAATAATATAATATTATTATGAAATCATATCATACTAAATTCGATAATTTCCTATATGAGGCTGAGCAAAATATCGAACATGGGGAAGCCGTACTTGGATATCTTCGATATGAAGAGATGAGAAAACTAAATGTTAATCAATTCGCTGAACTATTTAAGAGAAATATTGCTGGTGAAAATTTTGACAAAATGGTGGACGAGCTAATCTACAAAAACAATGTTGCAAATTAAGAGATAAAGTTTAAAATGAACTGAATAGTTCAAGTAGAACTTGATCTATTCCGATCATCTTAAACAAATAATATAAAAATAAATAATAATATGAATATTAACGAAACCACCATTCATAGGATGTCGCAGGAGTTTACTCAACTAATTGAGAGCAAAGTAGCTGAAATTTCAAAACGAAGAAAGAGTCTTAATCAAAAATTAAATAGGATGAAAAAACAGCAAGCTGATAATTCTACCGAGTATGTGAATACTGATATAGAATATTGGGAGGTTGTTGAACTGCATAATAAGTGGAAAGAGGCTCAAAGCTGTGCACGTAAGCTTGTTAAGATTACGACTGAATATAAATAATAATGAGTGATGTATTTTTGCTAGGCGACATACGAGATTGAAATGGTTAAATTGTAAAATTTTTATTCCAAACAAAAAACAAAAGGGAACATCAATATAATTAAGGTGAACAAAACATTAACATAAAGTATAATGGTAATTAATCACAACAAGACAGGGCTTCAGCGAGTTGCTGATGTCGAAGTACCAGACGCATTTTTTCATCGAATGCATACTGGGATCAAGCAAATTGACGAACTATATGGAGGTGAGGGTATTCTGCCCGGCTCTATTGCAACAGTAGCTGCAGCGCCAGGGTCAGGTAAGACTACTCTATATTTGCAAGTATGTCAAGCTCTATGCAATCAGGGTTATTCTGCTGCTTATATTACTGGGGAAGAGTCGACTGAGATGATTGCTTATACGTGTCGACGTCTTAATATTACTGACGTTCTCGTTGCTTGCGAGACCGAGCTTGAAAACATCGTCGAGTTTATGGATGGTGTAGACTTTATTGTCTACGATTCATTCCCGTGCTTGACTGTTGACGGAAAGCGCATGAATAGAACTGGCCAGGAGCAGGCAATTAGTAATATTGTAAGAGCTGCAAAGACCGCTGGTACTGCTATGAGTATTGTTCTTCACGTTACTAAGTCTGGCGGATACAAAGGATCTACTACTATTCCTCATGCTGTCGATATGAATATGTCGATTGAGGTTGATAGTGAAGACCCTAGTGTAAGATATATTAGTACTGAAAAGAATCGATACGGTTCTTTAGCTGAGGTATCTACATACTTTGGATATAAAGGATTTGACTTTGATAAGAAAGTCGAGAGTAGTGGTAAGATGGCTAAGGCTACGTCTAAAGGCGATAAGAAAGCTAAAGAGTTGCAGGCTATTAAAAGCTTAAAAGAGCCTCCTGGCATTACAGTTAGTAGGGTTTGCAAAGCTCTTAAGGTGGATGCAACTCGTGCTAATTATCTGCTTCGCAGCTTAGTTCAGGAAGGTGCTCTTGAAAAATTCGGTCGCGGTCAAGATGCGGTCTGGAAGCATACACACGTATGAAAATTAGATTGACGGTATCTAAACAAGATAAAGAGATCGTTAATAAACAGTATGGTGTAAATTTAGATTGGAATTTACTATCATACTGCTTAACGACATCTTACAATTGGATTGTACCTAACAGGAAAACTCATACTAACAATATTAGAGTTGCGCTAAAAGGTAAAGAAGATGGTTGTGTGGGATGGTTTAAGTATGGTCAAACACTTTATATCATTCCCGAACTAAATGAAACGCTTAACGACTTTGTAGAGACTCTATTTCACGAATTCTGTCATTGGAATCAATACTGGATTGATGATAGATCACATGTACACATGGTTACAAAGAGACCAAAAGGAAAATGGGGAACAACAGAGTGTGAAAAAGAAGCTCAAAAATGGGAAATTATTGGAAAAAAAGCATTTATGATATATAATTTACTTAAAGAAAGTAAAGAGCTACTATGAGCATTTATATTGGTTTAGATAAAGAATCGGAAGAACACGATAGATCGCAAATACAGTACATTATTGAAACGCTGATCGATAATGGCTATATTAGAGAGCTAGTCGAAATTGATCCCGAATGTAAGTTCTTAAAGTTTGATAGGGGCGTAGTTGAAGTGTTGCCCGCGTATGAAGTTGATAAAAACGTTTTAAATAATAAAAACACATGAATAAATTAATCGCGTTTATAGTTATCTGGCTGGGGGCAGTCTGGATTTTAAATAAAATAGTTTTCAAAATTTTTACAGAATTCTAATATTATGATTAATGATATAATTGAACTAATACAGAAGATAGTTGGTTTTGCCCTTATAGCAATGTATCTTCTCGGAAACTTAGTATGGCTATTTATAGTTCATGCTATAGCGGCGATAGGAATCTGGGATGTGCCTGAAGTTGAAAAGGCCCTTAGACCGTGGGATTTCGAAACAATGCACGAGTACGCAGAGCGTACAGGTCGATATTATAACCCTATTAGTATGTTTAAATACGACCCAGAAAAGTATCCAGATATTGCTAGGAAAATTGCAGAGCAAGAGCATCTAGATGCGCTAAGGGATTATGATCCGATGTGGAGCGATGGCCCCCCACCTCGGGGCTGGAAACCTGATGTAGAATACTAAAATTAAATAAAATATGAGTGCCGGAAAAGGAGATAAGCCAAGACCTGTTAACATTAATAAATTTAGCAGGAACTACGATAATATTTTTCGTTCATTCGAGAAAGAAAAAGACTGTACTTCCTCTAAATGCGTTAACAAAAAAGCATGTAGTGAGTTAGGATATTGTATTCGTAAATTTAGTTAAAAGGAACATTGATATAATTTAAATAAAAATGGTTGATTATGTTCCAATGCATCAGTGTCGGTCAAACGAGTACTGGGAGAAGAGAGTAAAGGGTAGTAATAATAACTACTACACCGTATCATTTCAAAAGCAGTACAGTGGCGATTATGATTACGAGTGCACCTGCCCCGCGTTTAAACATAGAGCAGGCTATTGTAAGCATATTAAATCTAATATGGAAGATAGATGCGAATGGCATGAACAATGGGACTCACACTCAACTAGCGATAATAAATGCCCTAAATGCGGGAGCGATGTTATGGTAGTAATGTGTGCTGTATAACTTTGTCTTAAATGATAAAAAAAGAATTTCAGTTAGCATATATTGATACTGCTTACCGCTTTGCTGAACTTAGTAAGGCAAAGCGGTTAAAGGTAGGGGCTATTGCAGTTAAAGAGAGTAGAATTATATCAATAGGGTATAATGGCACCCCATCGGGCTGGGATAATGAATGCGAAGAGCATCAATTTGCATATGATGTGCGAGATACATACTATGAAGACGGCTGGGGATATGATAGCGATACAAATCGATATACTAGACTAGCTACTAAACCTGAAGTTCTTCATGCGGAAACTAACTGCATAGCGAAGCTAGCAAAGTCAGCTGAGAGCGGTGAGGGCGCGGCGATGTTTTGTACACACTCTCCTTGTATCGATTGTGCTAAATTAATTTATCAATCCGGTTTTATAGAGTTATATTATAGCGAAGTTTATAGGGATAGAGCTGGCTTAAACTTTTTAGAACAGTGTTCTATAGACGTTTATGAGGTTGACTGCGCTCGATAAATAGCTCAAATTATATGTATTAAAAAGGGAACTCTACTATAATAAAGATATGAAAAATTGTTACTTTAATAAACAAGGATTTATTTCATCGTTAATTCTTACAATTGTACTTATTGTGTATATTATATCGCAAACTATCATTAGTAATATTAACGATAAAGATAAACTCGAAACTATTAACGTTGATGAAGTAAGGTATTTTAGCCCGAACGCGTTTAAAGTCAAAGTATGATTAAGTTTAACAAGAAGCTAATCAAGACACCAAAATCGGAGACGCTTTATGTTGCCGTCTCTATGGGTGAAGATAGTGTAGCACTATCTCTATTCCTTGCAAGAGGGTATAGAAAGCTATGCTTTTTACATGTAGATCATAATACTGAATATAGCTCTACAGCAGCAAAAGTGTTCAATCAGTTTGTATTTGAGCTCAACGCTGAGAGGCAGATTGCGCATAGCGATAACCCTAAGCCTAAAATTGAACATAAGATTCTTAAGAACGAGCTCGATGGTAGAGACATGAGCGAAAAGGAATTGCGTGATATTAGATATAATCTAATTAGCAGCGCAGTACCCTCAGGGGCAGAGGTTATTGTATGTCATCATTTACAAGATTGTGTAGAGTCCTATCTTATGAACTGCTTCAATGGTAAGGAAGAGTTTACTCCTATCCCTGCCAGAACTAATAGGTCTAAGTATACTGTTGTTAGGCCTTTTATGCTCACGACTAAAGAATCTATCTTAAAGTTTCTACAGTCTGAAAATATTCTAGATACGGGATTTGTTGTACAAGACCCGTCAAATGAGGATAATAGTATTAGAAGAAATTGGGTAAGACATGTTGCGATACCTGTAATCAAGGAGCGATATGTTGGCATTGATACAATTGTCCGGAAAAAAGTAGAATCTAAAATTAAGGAAATTGAGCAATTGGATGATTTTTAGGAACATCCATATAATAATATTATGAAAACGAGTGAAATTAAAGCGAAAGTAAAATATGACTGGAGTCACCCTAATTGTAAATTTAACCCCGGCGAAACAGTACTAGTTAATATTGGATATGAAATTAAAAAAGCAGGACGAGCTATTAGACGTGGCGCACGCCCTGATTATTCACGCCAATACTACAAGTACAGTGGCCGGAGAGGGAAGATTGTTGCCGTTACGTGTGCGCAAGATGGTAATATACGCGGCGTCTCATCCAGCGGTTGGGGGCATCGTCAATTCACTAGATATTATGTGGAATTTGACGATGGCCAATGCATCGGATACCATTCTCACCATCTTATTTCTGAAAAGGAAGCTAAGCGCCGCTCTAAAAACAATCTTATTTCGATTTAAATCTATGCATAGTGAAGTATCGCATAATGATTTAATTAATCATATCGATCTTTTAGTTGAAGCTTTCAATTTAAAAGTCGAAACTGCCTATAATCCTGCTGATTCATATGCTAGGCGATCTGTAAGAACTGTATGTATACCATATATTGTAGACATTGAAACATACTTTACCTGCCTTCATGAAATTGCACATTGTATATATTCTAAAGCTTGGTATGGAACAACATTGGATATTGAATGTCATGCATGGCTATGGGCATATGAAAACTCAATTATTTCAGCAGATAAAAAGTGCATAGAAATGGTTGAAAATAGCCTGGTAGGATATTATAATTACGTAAAGGTAGATAGAAGATTTAAATACGATGTCGATCTTTTTGTAAACACAATTTTTCTCTTTAATGGCATCAAAGAAAACAACAACAAAAAAGAAACGAACACGGCAGCGCAAAAGTGTAAAACTAAAGCAGCCTGATAAGTCATATGACTTAAAGCCATGCCCTTTTTGTGGAGGAAAAGCAGAAGCTTATTCTCTACCATGGGGTGCTGGAGTTTCGTGTAAGAATAAGCTTTGTGAAGCTGACGGCCCTACACCTCCTCATGGGCAGGTAACATCTATGGCAGCAGCTGCTAAACTTTGGAATAAACGAAAATGAAGCTATTAGCTATTTTACTAATTGAGATTATAGTATACCTTTTATTATATTCATTGCTAGGGTCTTTTGTTACCCTCATTATTTTATCGATTGATATATTTTTACTAGCTATAGTTCAGCATATTGTCTGGAAATATCATAACAATATAGAAGAATAATTTATGATTGGAGTTACTATAGTTTGGTTTTGTCTGTTTGTATATTATTTTATTAACGAATTAGTTAAACATAATGAAGATGACAATTGAGTGGAAAGAGATCGATTTTATAATTGACGAAATTATTGGCGAGTTGCAGGATAGTGGCTTAACTGACAATGAAATTGCTTTTATACCGCTAGGAGAATGGGCATCGATGCTAGAAAAAAAAGGTATTGATCCTATATGTGTCGATGATTATATAACAAATTGCTTGTAATGGCTAAGTCACGACTACAATCTGCTAAGGAAAGGGCACCGGGCATACCACCCAACACGTGCCCTTATATAGATTCAATTATTGAAATACTTGACGATTTTGAACTGACTCAATACGGCGTTGACTCACGTAGAAAAGAGATTATAGTAACTACCCTTGAATATGTGAGAGAATCTAATTCCAGCTTGAGAGAATCAAGCAAGTTTTGGCACGATGAATTTGTGAAGGTAGTGAAAAGAATCTAAACACATTAAAGAATAACAATCTTATGAGGCGGGAAAAGACTATCGAAGAATACAATAAGCAGCAAGCGATCCGAGCTTGGAATGCTCGTTTCCGCGTTCCTCCTGTTTTCACTAACAGATGGACAAAAGAAGACTGGAAAAAGTGGAACGAAAGCCGCTTACCCCTTCCGCCGTTCGAAGAGTGGAAAGAATCTAAGATATAATATATTATATGGAAGAAGATGTAACATTTACGAAGTACGAAATTAACGAGATGGAAAGAGCGATCGAAAAAATGATTGACTCTTTCGAAACAATCGAACATTATGCATCGTTGATTGATAGTAGACGTTATTTATCTCCTGAGTTTTTGGGAGAAACATCGCGATTGCTCGATCGAGGGTCTGGATACGAGGCTGCATTCTCATATGATAAAGGTAATGTATTTGATATTCTAGAAAAAATGGTAAATATTACTAGCAACGACGAATGATTATTTTAACTGGATCAACAGGATATATAGGCAGCGCTTTTATTAAGTTCTTCAAAAGCAATGGGATTGATTATACTACATATAAAGCTCGATACCCGCTTGATAAAGAAGAGTTCGAGACTCTCTTAAGAGACACTCAAGCACACGCAGTAATTAACTGCGCGGGGTATACTGGAAAGCCTAATGTTGATGCGTGCGAAAGCCCTGATCAGCAGGAGGAATGTCTCATGGCGAATGCATTTCTACCCGCTCAACTAGCTGATGCTTGTTTTTGGGAACACGTAAAATTAGCTCACATTTCGTCTGGATGCATTTATTTTGATAAGACATGCGAAGAAGGCGATTATCCTTCAAGCGAGATACATCATCTTTCTCCTAGTAACTTTAATTTTGAAACTGGATATCGTTCTTACTACAGCGGTAGTAAAGCTCTCGGCGAAAAACTACTGAAAGAGTGCCGTGAATTTGCCAGAGGCAATATTAAAATCTGCAGACTTAGAGTGCCTTTCAACGGAGAGTATAGTGATAGAAATTATCTGGTAAAGCTCTTAAAATATAAAACACTTCTTAATTGTACTAACTCTCTCTCTAACATTGAAGAATTTGTAAGAGAGACATTTAATACAATTAGACCGATGCATTATCTGGAAGAGTCAGAAATTGTAAAAGATAATATTTTTAACCTCACTCAGCCTGGATTTGTAAATACAAAGCAAGTTATTGAGCTACTGGGTAAGTATGATCTAGTCGATCCTTCTACTATAACGTACTTTGATACGTATGATCATTTCTTAGAAAATGTTAAAGCTCCAAGATCCAACTGTGTATTAAAGTCTAATAGCGTTACTGAAATGACTCCAGTATTAGAGTCAATTGAGAATAGTATTAAGGATCTTAAATTTAACATTGATAATGAAGAGGCCAGTCCTTAAGCTAAATGCATCATATTTCCCTATCGATACATGCACATGGCAAGACGCTATACTTAATGTAACTAGCGGAGCTGCATACCCTATAAATACTCATCTTGACGAAGACAATAAGGTTACTGGGTTCGAGACTATTAGGAATTGGGAGGATTGGATTGATTTAGATATTAGAAGTATCGACGATCTTATACACACCCCTCTTGGAGCGATTAGATCGCCCTCAATTATTATATGTGCTTCCTATAATAAAATTCTCTTCCCGAGAGTATTGTTTCCTACAAAGAATAACATTTATAAACGGGATCAGTATACATGTCAATATTCTGGAAAGAAGCTTAGTAAGGACCAGCTATCGATCGATCATGTACTACCCGTAAGCCGCGGAGGGGAGGATGTGTGGAGCAATATGGTTTGTTGTGATAGAGATATCAATTCTGTTAAAAGTAATAAACTACCGGAAGAGTGCGGTCTCAAGCTTATAAGGAAACCTATTAGACCCGTTAACGGTATGTCTTTTAACGTTCTTAGAGAAGAATGGAAAATCTTTTTGGAACATTGATATAATAAAATAAAACAAAAACTAGTGTTGATTAACCCTAGAGTTAAATTATAATTTTATTAATGAATATGTTTACAAAAATTCTACAACGCTTTAAAGCAAAGGACATCTACGATTATACTGAGACAATTAGTCGTAGACAGTTAGAGTCCTTTATCAAGCTAGAAGACACTAATAGTATCAAACTAATTGATGTAGTGTACTCTGAAAATACTGATGAAACTTTATTGTCTTGTAGCAATAACATTGTAATTGATTATGACGGTTTAATTAGCTATAACAGTACTGGATTTTATCCAATTGATTGGACACCATTCGGCGGAGTAATGTCGTTTGAAGATGAAGAATTGCCAAGCTGGTCAAACTCACCTATTCATAAAATGATTAATGATGCAGGACTAGATGAGTATTGAAGCAATAACATTTTTTGTAGTAGGCGTAGCTACTATTGTTATTTTGTATTTTGCTTCTACATGCGCGGGAGAATAAAAGAATGAGATACTCACTTACATGTTATAATCCCGATACTGGAGAGGAAATTTACTATAAAGGAGATAGCGGGCCTATGAGCAACTCTATTCTTCACAGGGAAGGTGGTGAACCAGAAATTACTAAAAACTCACAACCCGTGATAGGGGAGTGTATGCAGGTGGGTACTTATTTTACTAGAACAATGTCATCGCAAGATTGGTGGCTAACCACTCCTGTTGAGGAAATCCTAGAATCGTATGAAGATGAGGAAGGTTTTAATGTCAAATTTAAAACTAAATCAGGTAGTTTCTATCACTGGAAGAAATATCTATAATAGAATATAATAATTTGTAAAAGGGAACTTCTATATAATTATTGTATAACTTAAAAATAAAAATAAAAAAAATTTTAAATGGGGCGGTAGTCCAACGGCAGAGACAGGGGACTTATAGTAAAATTGAGCCTTACATTGGAAACTTTGTAAGTGGACGCTCTCAAATTCGAGGAAGCCTTTAAAATGGTAATCTCGAGCGAAGCCTAAAAAGGAACGTGTAGAGACTTGACGGGAGCGCACCTAAATCATAACGACATGGTGAAGAGAAAGTCCAGACCACAAATCGAGAGAGCAGCGAAAGCTGTAGTTGGTAAGAAAATCCCTCCAGTCTGGGTTCGAATCCCAGTCGCCCTACCATTTTAAATGCCCCGGTAGTTAAACGGATATAACAAAGCTCTTCTAAAGCTTGATTCCCTGTTCAATTCAGGGTCGGGGTACCACTACCATGAAATTTAATACAGCAAATAATCAGTTAAAGCTTAGTAACAAGATTCATGGCATTATTGAAGCTCGAATAGACAAAAAAGTCTATTACAAGGTATATATGAGCTTAAGAGACAAGGTATGGGATAGACATGACAGCATGCGACAATCAATTAAGCAAAAAATCAAAAAGGAACAATAATATAATAATAGTATGAGAGTTGATGAACTTATTGAAGAATTGCAATACATTAGAGAGATGCATGGAGATATTGAGTGTAGGCTAGCGATTCAGCCGAGATGGCCTTTCGAGCATAGCATTAGTAAAATTGCTGCAGCTACGCTAGATAGTAATAGCGAAGAAGAAGTAATCGCTTATATCGCTGAAGGTAATCAGCTTGACTACCTCCCTGATGCAGCGAGAGATGAACTTTGCTGGTAATGGAAAAGTTACCAACTCCTGACGCATGTGAGAAGTGCGTGTGAGTATTGGACTGAACAAGCATTTAGTTGTGATGAAGAAGAATAGAGTATATACATATAAGTGTAAATGGTTTCGAAGTGGGAGTGATAGTTTTGAACTATCGACTGGCAAGCTTTATAATACGTATGCAAAAGCCTTAAAGGCTATGAACGATGAAGTGGATACTCTTCAGAAATATAAAGCTAGAATCATGTCATATAATGTAGTTGAAAAGGAAATTTTTTAGGAACAATAATATAATAATAGTATGGAAAAAAATTATACATTTATGAAAGAAGATCTAGAAAAACTCGGTTTGGAAACCTATCCAGGGTGCAGGGTACCGCTACTAGAGTCAGTACAGGGAGAGTATGGGGATAATATTTTGCAAGAAGTATTTCGTTACTTTTCTGACGATATGGTTATTGAGGCAGTTCATAGCGCTTTAACATTATATGGTTTAATTAATAATGAGCGAGGAGAGTAGACTATATAAAAAGTTATATGAGAATGCTCTTTCCGAGCTTCGTATGCATGCTAGTGTTAGTGAAGATCTTTCAGGAGAGTACAACATGTTAGCTATGAATTGTAAAAATCCGGATTATACTGTAGAGCATAAATTAACGAGCGGTGTTCATAAAAGATATAGTGAGCGCATTAACAGTAGTATAGAAAAGCTTAACAAGCTAAAAGAGCAATATGAGCGATAAAGTAAGGAGTTAAATTATATGAAACTGTTTATATCATCTACCTGTCTAGCAATTATTTTTACGTCGTGCACATCAACTAGTATCTCTCATCGTAGTTGGATACAGACGGTTGATGCTGCTGAAAGATCTGCATACAGTAATTACACGGATGTTTATCAGGCAGACCCTACAATTCTCTTGAAGTATAAAATTAAATTTTAGAAAAAGTATAGGACTCTTTCTATGACCATCCCTAAGCAGAGAGCAGCATTCAACCAGTGATACGTCTCTTTATTCTTAAACTGAATAAACATCAGTATATTATATGCTAAGAAAGCTATAGTTGCAGAATCTGCTATATGAAGCGAAAAGCCTGTACATATAAAGAATACCATAAACTGAACTCCTTTGATGAAGTAGGTTGTATGACCAACTTTAGGATTTCTCTCATCTCCGTATTTTGAGAACACTGTCTTTACTTTACCCTCATATATTTCTGAAGCAGTAGCTTTTGTTGCGCCCCAGTAATTACGCCAAAAGCGTATGTGATTATAAATCCAAAGCGCAACCCAGATGTAGAAGAATAACATACCATTCATACATTATATTTATGACGATACATCAGTATAAATGAGGTAAGCAAAGCTGCAGAGTATGTAGCAGCGTAGGTAAATCTCTATTAAATTATAAAAGGAACTTTAATATAATTAAGGTATGAAAAAGCCAACACTTGAAGAAAGCACAGCCATCCATGAAAAAGCTAAGAGTTTCATTCTGGAAACAGCTAGAATTTACTCTAAGGATATTAAAAATGCGCACGAGCATGCTCTTGAGATCTGCATAGAATTGAGAGATGATTTGAATCAATTTATCGAAGAGCAGGAATACACTGTTGACGATCTTTTTAAAAATAATGTACTATGAACGAGTTTGAAACCGCTAATTTTTGCTCTAGCTTGCAAGCTATTCAGTATGATCGCCTGCGCGCAGAAGGATACGAATATGTAGATGATAAAGGCGATACCATCATTGTTGGTCTAGATCACGATGTCGCTTTGAGCTGCGAATGGCTAGCGCATACTGTTGAAATTAACTCTAACGGAGATATGATATACCATTATCATTAATTATCATGAGAACTTTATGGGAATATTGGTGTAAAGCTTTAGGGTCTAAAGCATATGATGATAGCCGTAGAGCAGACCGAGTTGCAATTATTCGCACCTTATGGGTTCTTCTCCATGTTTTTACATGCCTCTTTATTATCTTAAACGCTATTGCTACGCATGGTTGGGCGTTGATAGGAATTAGATAGAAAAATTAGTAAAATGAGAATTGAATTTCAAGACGAACTAGAAGTTAACTTTTGGATGAATATCTATAGTAAGACCGCGGGAGGGGATGATATTTATCATGACGGAGACCCAGCAGCAGAGACAGCCGATAAGGCAATTATGAGTTTGAGATTTAGGATGCCGCAAAATCATCCTGATGCTACTAGTAGTGATAAAGAGGAACAAAATGTATATTTGAATTCACCTAGAAGAAATTAATGGAACAAAGATATAATAATAGTATGGAAAGTAAACCTGATCTAAAAATTATTGGAGAAGATGGGAATGCATTTAATATTCTCGGTCTCGCTCGTCGCGCTGCTACTAAAGCAAAATGGCCTGCAGATAAAATTGATAAATACCTCGAAGAGGCTATGTCTGGCGACTACAGCCATCTTCTTGCAATTACGGCAAAATATTTTAACGTAAAATAACCTAAACATAAATTAAAATGAAATCAATTACAGAACAACTGGCTACGTCATTTAAGGGTAACCCTATCGCTAATATGCTTATACTTGATGCTATTGGAGGTAGGGTGAATGAAATTGTTGAAAATGAGCAAGAGTATATTAAGGAATGGCCGGAAAATCATTTAATTGATGTAAATCTTTGGATTGATACTGCTAAAGACATTAAAGCTACTATGGAGAGTATTTCAAATAATGGATGATAGCTCTGCATTTGAGGATCATGATGATGAAAATAGCATGCATGAGGATTGGCATGTTTGTGTAGACCACCTCTTCTTACAAATTGGAAAAATGATAGAAGAAGGCTACACAAATATGGATCTCATACGCGCGCTAAGTTTCGTATTGTGCGATATAACTCAAGAGGAAAATTAAAAAGGAACAAAAATATAATATAGTTATGAAGATGTACGATAATACAGAAGATGAGGATAAAAATGTTAGTTATACATTTACTGACAAGAGCGTTAGTGATACTCTTAAAGCTTTTAGATCAAATCTTAAATTCTTTTCTTCAACTAAAAAGGACATTGCTCAGCATGCATTCCTGAATTGGTATGATATCGCAGTGTATGACGGTGAGCATGAAAATATCTCTATGAAGATGATAGAGGCAGTAACGACTAAGGATCGATTCCGAGATGCTATAAAGAGTGGTTATGCACCTTTAATGCTGCCTAATTTTGACGACGTAGAAAATTACATTGTGGATCGCAGCGATGAGCAGTTCATTTATATCGTCTATTGCGACGATAGAAAGACTGTCTGGGATGTAATTAATGGTGATGATATTACTTGGTAAAGGGAACAAGTATATAATAATAGAGAACAAAACATATTTTTATGATTGAGAAACTAACAACTGAACAAGAACAGCGACTATCTGAGTATGCAGAGAAGTGGATTCAAACTGGAATCAACACCGATCGGCTCGATCCGGATCGCACAAAGGAAATCGTTAATGCTTATCAGCGCGAAATCCTTCAGATGAAAGAAACTGAGGTGATCATTACCCAGAACCCTATTGAGGGCTGGGTAGCTACGGTTCTTCTTACTGAGGGTACTGCAATAGATAAAGTTCTAGAAGAGCTTGAAGATATCTTTTCAGACCCGCCGCGACTTAATAAGCTTCTGAAAGATAATCCTCCGGTATACCCTTATCAGGATGGCGCCTTTTACTCTTCAGTTATCTCTTTCTATGACTTCATGATCAATGAGGTTGGTATAGATATGGAAGACGATCTGCGAACTAGATATAATGCATGGTCTGATACTACTTCGCTCGGTCTTATGTTCCCTCTTGACGAGGTAATGGTTGTTACGGAGAAGCCTCTTGAAATTCACTTTAACGAAGAAAACCAGCTCCATGCTGAAGGCGCGCCCGCGATCAAGTATGCGGGTCATGGCGAGTTTGAGGTATACCTTTTAAACGGGGTTAGAGTTCCTAAGTGGCTCGCAATGGCTGATGATGCTGATCTTGAACTTTCTCAATATGTTGAGATTAAGAACGCTGATGTTCGTACTGAGTTTGTTCGCAAGTTCGGGGTAGAGCGTATGCTGGAATCCTACGGGAAGAAACTTGATACTTTCGAAAACTATAACGAAGAGTGGTGGAACAAGTCAGAGTATGAGCTCTGGGATATGAACGCTATCTTTGATGGAGTTTCTTATGCCCCTCACCTTAAGATGAAAAACGCAACTACCGGGGTTTGGCACGTTGAGGCTGTTTCGCCTGAATGTAATACTCTTAGAGATGCGATTAAAGAGAGACTTGGAGGTCGCGACCTGCAGATCCAAGCGATTGCATAGAAAAAGTGTTGAAATAAAAAGGAACTACATTATAATATAAATATGAATACATTAAACAAAGATAAAAATACCGTGATAATTCACGGAGAATGTATGGTGTTTCCCAGCGAATTGCCAAAGACAGCAACCCCAGTGGTTGTAACGGGAGACTATCTGATTGTTGCAGATAGCGAGACGACGGGTAATCATCACGTAGTTGATAACTACCAAGGAGTTAACTTCTTTAAAAGCAGTGGGGGTACAATGTTTATGCAGAATACTAAACCTACTAAAATTCGTTGCGTGATGGCTGATCGTCATGATGCGATTGATCTCGAGCCTGGTACTTGGGAATTTGGTGTTCAGCAAGAATACGATTATTTTACCGAGTCTCTGCGCGCAGTTAGAGACTAGTATACTAATTTAACACCAACAACTTATTATGAAAAAAACATTCATACTTCCTCTCCTAAGTGCAGCTGCACTTCTTGGCGTTTCTTGCACACCCGGTGAACGCGGTGCTGTAGGTGGTGGTGCCGTCGGTGCCGGTGTTGGCTATCTTATTGGTGATGAGACTGGCGCTCTTATTGGCGGTGCCGTAGGTGCAGTGGCTGGATCGGAAATGGCTAAGAATCGAGCTTATCGCAATCGGCAACCACAACCTTATTACAATCATAACCGTCAACCTTATTACAATTACAATCGTAATAATTACAGCCGTCCATCTTATTACTACAATTACAATCGTAATAATTACAGCCGTCCATCTTATTACTACAATTACTAATTTGCTGACAAAGGGAACCGGGTTATTCCGGCGCGATGAAACCCGGCGGGACTAACCACCCGTGAGTCAACGCGCCTAGAGCATAATTAAAGGAACTCCAATATAATAATTGTATGAAAAAAGTTTATGATACTAGACATGGAGGTCCATTCGATCGCGGCAGCGCTGATAGCTATTATAATAGAGGTGAATGCCCTCATTATTATGAGGGCGATACCGGTACTTCCCGACGTATGACCGAAGAGGATATGACCGAAGAGGAAGTTGAAGCATATTATGCTGGTTATAATGAAAATGAGCGTCTAGGCGATAAAAAGGAATGGAGATAAGGAACTTCATTATAATAATTGTATGAAAAAAGTTAATATTAAAACGATTTTCCGTGATTATAAAGAGTCATATACAAAAGAAGAAATAGCTGATCTCGAATCGTTTCTTGATGATACTAAAGAAAATGGTATGTTTGAGTTCGCTGTTGATGATTCTTATCTTATGGTTGCATTCAATTCCGATACTGAAGTGGTAGATACTAGAGTGCTTCAAAACTATCTTTACGATAATAATGAAATAGCTTTCGAAGCTTACTACAATCCTCAGGAAGTAGAGATTGCAAACTAATATTTAAGGCTGCAATTGCAGCGCTTGATACTGACAAAAAGGAATGGAAATAAGGAACTTTAAAGTCATATCTCAAGTCTGTGATCAAGTCAGGTATCAAGTTTGGTGGCAAGTCGATAATCAAGTCAAGTGGCAAGTCTATAATCAAGTCAGGGATCAAGTGAGGGATCAAGTCTATAGTCAAGTCCAGGATCAAGCCCGGACTAAACTAATAAAATATGGAAAATAAAATCGATAATCAAGTCTGGAATCAAGTCAGGGATCAAGTCAGGAATCAAGTCGATAATCAAGTCAGGGGGCAAGTCTATAATCAAGTCAGGAATTATGTCAGGGGGCAAGTCTGGAATCAAATCGATAATCAAGTCAGGGGGCAAGTCAGGCAGCAAGTCTGGAGTAAAGTAATAAAGTATGGAATTTAGAGGTCGAGTCTGGGATCAAGTCAATAGTCAAGTCATGAGGCAAGTCTGGGATCAAGTCAATAATCAAGTCATGAGGCAAGTCAAGCGGCAAGTCTGGGATCAAGTTTTATCTCAAGTCAAGGGTCAAGTCTATAATCAAGTCTATAATCAAGTCAGGGATCAAGTCTGGGATACTTTGGAAGAATACAATGAAACTTAATAAACAAGTCAGGTGGCAAGTCTGGGATCAAGTCTATGATCAAGTCTGGGATCATGTCAATAATCAAGTTATGAGGCAAGTCAGGCGGCAAGTCAGGCGTCAAGTCAAGTGGCAAGTCTGGGATCAAGTCGCGAATCAAGTCTGGGATACTTTGGAAGAATACAATGAAACTTAATAAA